GGGCTGGATCGCCCAGGGCGTGGCGACGATCGCGGCGCGTAGATGCGGCAGGGGTGTGGTCATGGGGATATCCTCATGGGCCGGCGGGACGGCCGAATTAGGGTTCTGACGAGGAACTCGGCCGTGATGGTCCGTCGCCTGGGGGTTCAGCTTGGACATTGTCCTGATACCAGTCGTCCCCGCCCTCGGCGGCGTTGTACTGCAGGGCGGCCCGCGCTTCATTCGGCTTCAGGATGCGGGTCTTGACCATCTTTTCGTAGAATGCAGCCTGCGCGCTGGTATCGCCCCGCTGCAGGGCACTAGTGTCGAATTCCGCACGAAACCGGTAAGGTGCTACGATCAAATCACGCCGGATGGCCATCTCCCATGCGCGGAGCCAGGGCATCAGGTTGTTGCGGACCCACGCCGTCATGATCGTCTCAATGCCGGTGCCCCAACTCGACTGCTTTGTCTGTGAGTGCAGCATAATCAGCGGGACATCGAACCAACGGGCGATCTCTTCGATCTCAAATTCGCGGGTCTGCAGGAACTGCAACTCATCGGCCCGCATAGTGATCGGCTGGAAGGTCGCACCCTCCTCGAGGACTAAGGTCTTGTGGGCGTTACCAACGCCGGAATATTGCGAATCGAGCTTTTGCTTGAAGCGGGCAAGTTCGGTTTCCTTGATCCGCCCCTTGAGCGACACGACGCCAGCCGGACGGGCGCCGTTGCTAAACATCCGACTGCCGTGTTCTTCGGCTGCCAGGGTGAGCCCGACCGTCTCCTTGGCATAGGCAATGGGCGAAATGCCCTCCAGCCCGTAAGGGCAAATCGCCGACCGAATGTGCAGTATCTCCGACTGCAATAGTCGGCGGACAGACCCGTCGAACTGCGACACAGTGTACCGTAGCGTGCCATCCTGCAGCCGCTCGACGCTGACCAGGTCAGGGTGCAGCGGCTCAAGGAAGTGCACCGCACCACGCGGCCCGGGGATGATCTCGGCATAGGCATTCCCGCGCAATGCCAGATGCATCATCATCATGGCCTTGAAGTCGAAGGCGCTCTGCCACCGGTTCGGCTGATGTTCCAGGATCTCGTTGAGTGGATGCCGCGGCGCAGCAATGCGGTTTCCAGACACGTCGATCTCATACATAGACAAAGGCAACGCCGCCACCGTCTTGGCGAGCAAGTTCACACAAGCATACACCGTGCTGACACGAAGGCTCAGCTCGGGGCTAATCACTTTGCCCGACGACGTGCTGCCACCGGTCGCCACGTTGCTATACCAGAAGTCGTCGTCCGTCGGGGGGGTTGCCGGGGTCGGCTCCGTGACGGCGCCGAGTAAGGTGGCAAACAGACTTGCCATTGAGGCGCCTCCTGATCAGTTAGTGAGGCCGCCGGTCGCCACGAATCGTCCCGATCAGCGTCAGAAAATACAGCGCGCCACCAAACGAAATCAGCCCGAACCAAGGTCCCCACGCGCCGCCGACCCCTGCGCCAATACACGCAACCGCCAGAATGCCCATCAGGTCGCGGATGAGCTGTGGGGTCAGCCTCATTCTTCGAGTTCCGCGAAAAGATCCGCCATGGGGGCGTCGTAAACTGCCTCCATATCACGAGGCGGCGGGGTTAGAAGATCAGCGTCTGGCCCCAATCCCTCAATCCGCCGAAGGATGTCCTGGTAGTACTCGGCCTCACGTTCGATCAAGATGGCATCGAAGCCAAGGCGGTGACATGCGGCGGCAAGCGTGCCGGAGCCAGCAAATGGATCAAGGACAGTGCCGTTGGGCGGACAGATCAGGTTGGTTAACCAGGTGATGAGCCGAACGGGCTTGACCGTCGGATGCTTAGACCCATTGCGGTCGACGGCGCCTGCCTTGCTGCTGTAGAAGAACCGAAGCTCCTCATCAGACCATGGGCACGCCTGGAAGAATCGGGCGGCGGTGCCGTGGTCGCCGAAGCCGGTCGTTTTTTCACCAAGCTGCGCGAATGCCTCAAGCACTTCGGGGCTGCCATCATGAACTAAATTAGCCGGCCAGCGCCCGGCGGGTGTAACCTTGGCACTTTTCGGGATGGCGACCCTAAAGCCCCACCCCTCCATAGCGCGAGATGCGCTGGCGCGATTACCGCCCTTCGCATTCTCGAAATCTGCTTCTGACTGATATGCAATTCGGCTTCCGCCTATATTGAGACCTCCGGTGCCATGCGCCAGCACATTCTGTGCGACGGTGCCGAGGAGCGGCTTGCGGGCAAGGACGATTGGCTCATAGGATGGCTTTAGCGCCGTTCCCCAGCCGGACCATTGCGCGGCCTCCGGTGTGGCCGGTGCGGTGATAGAGCATTCCTCCGCGGGGTCGTGTAAATTCCCGTAAACCCTATTTGTGCGCCCATGGTCGGCGAGTGAATAGCCGGGCATCCCAATTTTAGTGCCAGCAACCTTCCGCACCGCACCAGCGGCCTTGTCTATCGCTTTGCTCACATCGTGGCTTTTCGGGAACCCCTGCCCATACACCCACATCAGAGAATCCCGGATTTCAAACCCGGCATCCTCAATCGCGCAAGCCATGCGGTGATAGCCACGGGTCCCACCGAACGCGGCAAGATAGGCGCCAGGCTTCATCACACGAAGAATGGCAGCCCATGTCTCCGAACGGAAGGCCACACCGGTCTTATCCCACTGGCGGGACATGAATCCCAGCTCATACGGCGGGTCCGTCACCACCGCATGGATGGAATCCGCGGCTAGCGTAGGAAGGACGTCCAGGCAATCGCCGTGGATGACACGAAGGTTGTCTTGGCCCATCATTCTGAAAACAACCTCACGGGATCGACCCCGATGGCCCGCATGTAAGCCTGTATGGCCAGCACGGCATTCTCTTCCAATTCCTGGAGATGAATGCTCGATTGCTGGCCCCTTTGCATGTCCATCACCTGGCTCGGAAACCCAAGCCAATGAGCGAGCGCCACGTGCATGACCTCATGCTCAATACATAATAGGCTGACGTCATCGCCATAGCCATGCTTGCGTGCGGTTTCTTTGTAACTCTCCGTCTCGTGGGGCTGTCCCACCACCGCCGTCCCGTCAGGCCAGGAAATCCGCGTTCCTTGCCCCAATAGTTCAACACAGGCCGCGCCAACCCAGAAGCGCTTCCGCACCCCCCTCCCCTCAGATGAATTTTCCCGCATATTAATGCCCGAAAATTAGTTGACGGATTCTGAGTTGAGGTTTAATGGCCGCTCCGACCGCTTCTGGTCAGAAGTATGAGCTAGTTAAGGGGTGCAGCAACGAAGATGACGAGGAGTGACAGAGCCGTCGCGTTGAGAGGGACAGCCCCGGCGGTTCGAACGCGGTTAAAGAAACCAATCAAGACGCGGGCCAAGGCTCAGTTTAAGATAGATAAAGATATCCCACCTCCCACACTCCGACAGCGCGATCCGGGGAACGTTTATCGTTGGGAGCTGATGGAACCCGGCGATTCGGTCGCGTTTGACCAGGCTGCCCGTAAATATCGGCCGAATCTCAACGATATAAACCGTATGGGAGTTGGTTACTTCATCTCCAGAGAGGTGCAAGAAGGCCGCCGCCGCAAGTGGCGGATCTGGCGGATCTCTTAGTCAGAGGGGCGGCCTTCGGGTCGCCCTTTCTTTATGTCCGGCCGCGCTACCAGGTAGCCTCGACGCCCAGCATCCTGGGCGATGAGCCACTCAATATAAGAAGAGAAGGAGCGGCGGTCATTCTGCGCCAGTTGCTCCGCCGCTTCCTTGATCTCCTGCGGGAGCCGGAGACCGACCGCAATCTTTCTCGTCGTCATGCTTGCCACGTGTATATCATGATGCTATATGATGTTTGCACTATGATAATACACACTGAGGGGGAGGCTTTCAACTAGTGACGTGCCGGGGCACCAGCGGAGACTACCTTTGTCAAGGATGGCGGAATATGGCCGCCCAAGTTCTTGATCGTGATGGCTCCCGGTGCCGTGGATGTAACAGAACGAAGGATGACGCTCGGCTGGAGGTTCATCATCGGGCTTACGGCGCTCCAGGGCCGTGCGGGAAGTGCGTGCTGACCGGGGTCTCCCTCGACGATCTAACCACCCTCTGTGCCGACTGCCATGAAGCAATCACCAACGTGCGACGACGCCTTCGATATGGCGGCCAGACCGTTGAGGTATCCTTCGTTCCAGACCCCACTCCTGCGCAAGTGGCTGTTAGGGTTCGGACCGAGATCACGGTTGATCACGTCGTGGAGCCTATAGCCCCCGTCGTCGTCGTTCGACGGTCGGTTTACCGTTCCCTGAATA